TGTTTATATATTATTATATATATATACCCTTAATTTTTCTTGCTTACCTGAATCTCTTAAATATCTATGAGCCAATATCATTTTCTTGATAGTAGATATCTCTGGCTCATAAAAACTAATAAGTTCAAGTGTGCTCCCATGAGCACCACAGCCGAAGCAGTAAAATCGCGATTCTTCAATATCTATCATCAGCGAAGCATTCTTATCATGGTGAAATGGGCAAATTGTCTTGTATTTAGTTTCTGAAATTTCTAACAAATTATAATGCTTAAGGGTAGCTATAAATTCAGCTTTACGTCTTGAAGCTGGGTTGCTCTGCAGTAAATCTGAATGCAACTGTTTTTGTTGTTTCTGCATCATAGTACCCCTCTAAGTCCTCCAAAGTAATTGTGCCTTTTTCATATGCTTTACTCAAAGCATTTTCATCGACAACATAATTAAAATCTACGCTGTCCTTAAAAGTACTTGAAGGAATACCAGAAGCTGCCAATTGCTTAAGAAACAGTTTAGTATCATAGATTTTAGCATCTCGTTTAATAAACTGCTTAAGCATTTCTTTCGGAAGCTCATCTCTCATCTTTTTGGTATTATAGTTAACTTTAGTTCTTTCTTGAACATAGCATGTAACACCATCAGATTTAAGCTTAGTTTCACCAGAAGCTTTCATAAACTCTGTGATTTTGTCCTTTTTCTGCTTAAGTAACAATTGAAGTCCAGCGATTTGATTGTTTAGGCTAACACAATCCTGAAGCAAATCGTCAATCGTTACTGTTTTCTGTTTAGCCATTTGTTTGCTCCTTTTTCATTTTAAGCGCCAGATAAATACTATCAGGCCATCTGTTTCCCTTGCGAATCCATGCAATATCTTCTCGCATTACACAGTAGCAAGATCCGTTCCGTGTTTCGAGTACTACGTCGTACTCTTCGTTTTTCGGGCTAAGTTGCACCTCACTTTCGATTTTGACGACCTTTGCTGAGAGCATCTTGCCTTTACAACGAAAAGCTACGATGTCTCCGACCGCCATGTTTTTAAGGAATTCCAGTTTTGTTGCCATTTTTAACTCCTTTCTGGGTTTTGCAGCTCTTTTTCTGAGCTACATCCCAATTATAATACTTTTTATTTGATTTGTAAACCCTTTTTGAGAAATTTACTTAAATAATTTTGGACTTCATCAGAAAAGCAAGAATGACTTCTGAGAACATCTTAGGCTAAGGGTATATAATTTAACCTTTATTACCTAAAAATGTCTCAGAAGTCAACGTAGCTTCTCTGGATATTATTTAAGTGACTCATAAAGGTTTGTAAGTGAAATAACCAATGAATCGTATTTTTGCTTATAAGCGTCTCTTTCTTTTACTATTTCATCGTATTTAGCTTTGGGAACTGTGTTAGTAGGTTCAGATGCTGGATTTACATAATTTACTGAATACCATTCACAAACACCTCTACACAAAGCTTCAGCTATTTCTTTTTTATTGTTAACCAACCAATCAGCATCTTCGTGATTATCATGGAAAGCAAGTTCAGGATAAACAGAAAGCATGGGAGTTTGACCAATCTCATAGAAATCTGAGCGTTCATAAACCGGATTGATTCTATTTGATTTATTGGGATAAATCGCCATGAGCTGTTTATAAACTATTTTGCATGCCCTATCTGAAATACCACCTTCTTTGCCATATCTAAGAACACAAGGACCGCGAGCTGTTCCTTCATTTAGTGTAGCTGTAGCAGCATTTGTATGAATTGGCATGTAATAGTTAGCTTTCCATGAAATACCTTCAGCAACTCTAACTTTCATGTTGTCGTTTGGTGAAGCTATTTTAACCTCAAAACCACAACGAACCAAAGCGTTTTTAGTGTATTCTGCTATTTCGCAGCAAACATCATGTTCGTATATACCAGGATAACCGTAATATGGTGAGTGTGGTTTAGGACGCCTTTCAGGGCTCAGATAAATTCTGATTGCCATCTAATATCACTCCTCGTGTTTGTACTCCTGAATTTTCTGCATACCAGTTGTTACACCGTCATATACACCATTTGAAGCAAGAGCTACGATAACTGCGTTAATGAAGCAGAGAATAACTGTTTCGGGATTGATAGCTTCACCAGAATGACTAAAGCAGAGAGCACCAATAAGGAGCAATACAGAGACTACATAAGAAATAATCTGATTGTTGATGTTCTTCATAAAACCAAACTGCTTAATAAACTGAGTAATAAGTGTAACCATAGTAACTGCACCAGCGTAAGTACCGAGAGTAGTCCAAGTAACAAATTCGTCCATTGTAAATACCTCCATTATTTAATAATATTATTAGCTATAATAGCTGCAAAAACCATAGCAGCAAGTGATGAAACGATAGTAGTCAATGCAGTTTTAAGAACTGTTTCCCATCTATCTCCAGGCTTCTTTTCCAAAGTCATAAGTCTATTCCCTTGTTTACTTAATTCTTCTTTCATAGAAGCCATATTTTCAGCCAAGCATTCAACGCTTGAAGCAAGTTCTCTACAAACTTCCAAACTATTTTCGGCTGAAGTAATACGATTGTTTTGCCGCTTGTTTTCTTCTTCCATGCGTTTTACGAACTCATTATGCTCTGCACGAGTTATGAAATCTTCCATTCATTACACCTCAGTACCATAAGTTGTTTCTACCAACATCGTCAGTTCTGTGTACTCATCCTCATTGATACGGTTACAAGCAAAGAATACATCCAGCTTGCCCTGCGCTTCGTCAGCAGTCTTGTAAAACTTCTTCTCGATCAGCTTTTTCATCATCTTATACATTGTTAATTACCTCCAAATCTTCTTGATATTTTTCTTCTACTGTATCAGCGATAAGCTGTAACAGTTCGTTCACTTCAGCTTCCTGCTTTGCCTTAACCTCTTTGGCTTTTTCTGTGTAATAGCCCATTTAGTTCACCCCCAAAATGTTTAAGGCTTCCTGCATATCGGATGCCATGGAACCACCATCGAAATTTTCTATTTCAGCGTTTTCAAAGATAGTATCCTCGGGCACCTTTCCGACAATATATTCTGCTTCCTCTGGCAAACAAGGAACATAACACCCATTTGGGGCTTTCTTCACATACACTAAGGTGTCGGAATAGTATTCCTTGCCTTCTGCCTTGATTTTATACATTGTCACACCTCCAGTATCGTAGATTTAATTCTGTTCAGCTCCTCAATTGAAGCATTGAAAAAATCATAGTTCCATAACCAATAATCGTCATGTTCGGGGCGTTTGTATTTCAGCAAAGATAAATCTCCCCAAATCCTATCCCATCGGTCTTGGTACTTCCCGTCTTTACGGTTATTCAGCAGTTTGATTATTTCTGCTGTCAGCTTCCCACGCTCCAAGCCTTTTCCATCATCATTTCTTGCGAAATAATCATAGGCGTTTTGGCTTTTGATATAGCAGATGGGATTTCCGCAACGGCTGATTACATTATTGGTTTCATCAAGCTTTGTGCCATATGGAATATTTACTTCGCCACATAAAGCATTTTGCTTAAAGCGATTAAAACAAATATAGTCCATATGTTATACCTTGAAGCATGGGGCAACACCAAACGAATTGTAAGCGTAGTCAGCGTTAGCACCGCCGTATGTGCCGACACGACAGAAAGAGATGGAGTTGTCGGAATAGGGAGAACGATCCCACCAAAAGGCATAAGTACCAGTAGCATTATGCTTGAATTTTATCTCACTGTTACCCGCAGCGTAATAAGCATACTGTTTAAGATAGTTCGGCTCCTGTGTTGAAGCATAAGTTCTCGTTCCCAATATTTCATATTCGGCAAGCAGGAACACTTCATCTTGTGTTGCGGTTAATTCAATATTGCCATTACCTGGCGCAGTAAATATGGTACTTGCCTTGATAACTGCTTGAAGTTCAGAAGGGAAGGCGTTTTTGATAAATGGCATAATATTTTTCCGCATAAGACTGACTTGCCAACCACCACTGTTGGTATTTACATTGTTCATATTGAACCATATCCCACTGGTATGGTGGTTGAGATACCCACTATCAGCAAGGCAAACATCCGTTCCTTTATTTGTGACTTTAAATCCCTGAAAAGCTATACCGTTACCCTCTCGTTCTGCGTTGTGGTTAAACCCAATAATAAATACCCAAGCGGTGTAATTTGTAAGGGTAAGACCATCAGAAACTTTGCCGTTCATGGTCACTTCCTTACAGTCACCGACAGCCCAGTAATTCGCTCCAGTTCCGAGCAATGAAACAAGTTTTATTGCGTACCAGCTGTTTTCATCAAGAACTCGGCTTATTTTAATATCGCCACCGCCACCCAATGTAATGGGATTTCCTAAAATACTCATATTCACCCTTTCCGGGGTGAGTATTTAGTTCACCCCTAATATATTTAGTGCGTTCTGCATATCTGCTACATAGCTTTCACCGGAGAGGGATTTCCATTTGAGGTCTTTGCTGTCGTAGAGATATGCGTTTGTAGGTTGTGCTATGTTGTTACTGTCGCCAAGATAAGCGTTGATTACTTTTACTTTAAGGTCAGCGTCTTTTGACTTGATAGCAGACCAAAGGAAGTCGTAACCATAATCTTCTTGTAAAAACAAGTGGTTGTTGGTGAGGTCTGATTGTGCCGTAAAACTTCTAACTGCCCTAACAGTCGGTGCGAGACTAAAAGATGGTCCACCACCAAGGACATATACCTTGTTGCCGACGATGCCATATGCAGCACCAAAAGAATATGCACTAAAGTTTCCTGAAAGCTGTTCGTAAGTATTGGTGACTGTATCTATCTTATAGGACGGATTTGACACCGAACCAGTAGAAGGGCCACCAAGAACATAAATATGACGATTATCAAAGCAAGCGACAACGGGGGCATAAACATTTCGAGAAAGTTGTAAAATATGTTCTAACGAACCATCATTTATATTGATTTTCAAAACATGAGAATTTGTGTTAGTAGAGGATGTATTACCACCTATTACATAAAGATTATCACCGACAAAAATTGAAGAGCAGTAAACCGCATACATTGCACTAATGCTAATGGCTGTCTCAAATCTATTCGTAGACACATTAAACACTTGAATTTGTCTAACAATTGAAGGGCTACCAGAATATCCACCAGCAATATATATTTTCCCATCTTTGTACGCACATGAAGCACCTATGCATAAATTGTTCGGGTACTGTGCCGGAATGCTAAAGGTATTTGTTGTTGTGTCATACACATCGACTTTATTGTAAGTTGTATTATTTGATGTTCTGCCGCCAAAAGAATAGATTTTATCTCCAACTGAAATAGATGTGTTTTGATTTTTTTTAACCGCACTACCGGAAATTACAGAACTCCCAGTTTGTTTAGTTTCATAATCGTACCAATACACACTGTTTTGAGGGTTTAATCCGCCGTAGTCACCGCAATACTGATATATCTTCGTTCCAACAATATTGTTTTGTTGTGCTTCAGCATACAAATCACCGTCAAAGGAGCCTTGTTCGGTAGCAAAAACCTCTGACCCAAAACTTATGACAGGACTGCACTCCACAGCATCAGGCTTTTTCTCCAAAGGCACCCATAGTTTAGTTGTGTCTGTCGGAGGGGTAGAACCGTAATCTATATTTAGCTTAGCGCCCCCCCTCCAATGGTGACAGCATTACCAATAATTGTACTCATCTATTTATTTCCTCCTTAATACAAAAGGGTTTTTGTGATTTGTACAGGCATAGAATTTGTTGGTTTAGCCCCCATACAATACACATAAACTGTTCCATCTTCATTTATTGCTACAATAGCTGTTACGCCATCATTAGCAAGCTGTTCTAATTGTGCTATATCAAACTGCAAATCGAACTTAGCGTTTGTTTCTTGCGAACCCATCACAGTTTGCCTAAAATAATTACCGTATGCAGTCCACGATGCTGGAGCTAAAGTACGATTGAATTTAACTATCAATGGTTCATATTCCGCTGTACCTATTGCCCTTGTTCCGTCTGCTTTATAAAATGTTTTCCCTTTCACTACAGAGCTTTCTGTTGCTGTGGTGTCTGATATATCCATTAGTGTATCACCGGAATATACTACTTTATTTACAGCCATCTAATCACCTCCTGTTGTGAAGGCTTATCCAATAGTAACAGTCTGACCACCAGCAGTATTATCTGTAACAGCATAGTGAATGGGATTAACAACTACAGAAGCAAGGTAATCATAGCCTTCATCCTGTACAACGGTAAAACCATCCTTTGTGGGAGTAACTGTCTTAGTCTGACCTTTTGTAAGGTCACCGGCATAAGTACCTGTTACACCGAGGATTTCTACGCCAGATTTAATATTAGAAGCAATTATCTTAGCAGCTTCTGCAGAAGCAATACCAACTGAACCAGCACCATCATGATAACCAGCAGGAATCATATAAGGCTGAGTTTTGTCAGAGATGTAACCTTCAACTGCCCCATTATTAGGCATTGAACCTGTTACTTTTGTACCCTTTATGTATGCTGTCTTATCCTTAAGAATCTCAGCAGCTGTAGCTGTAGCGTCCTGAGTGTCAGCATCAAATGTACTTGTGCCTACAATAGGAGCACCAGACTTATCGTGAGCTGTAAAACCCTCAAGAAGTTTGCTTGGTTCAACTGTATCGTTTGTCAAGTCCATCAACACTTCTCCAAAATAAACTACTTTAGAATTATACTTAGTTTTAGGCATTTAATTATCCTCCTATAGTTGTAGTTAGCCCGCCAGCGAGATTCGTTACTTGAGCATATTGGATTTCATCAACCACAAAATCTTCTCTCATAACCTTATTTGCTGTTGAATACGTTTGAGCAAATTTATTGGGAATCGAGATATATGGACCGTCATAATATTCGAGGTCTACTAAGTTCTCAATATTAAGTTTGGCCGATAGTATTCTCGGTTCCTCAATAAATTTCATGTACAGTGTTTTGGGTTCGGGAATCAATTTACAATTTAATGTCAATTCAATTCACCGTCCTCCAAAATGCAGAGTGGGTCAACTGAGAAAATATCTGTTGCATATGTTTCACCAGCTACCTTTGCTCTGATTTGAGTATCAACATCAATTCCAACTGTAAACATCAGAGTTTGTTCAGGTGTAAAATGAACGATGATTTTGTTATCTTCAGTTGTTACCTGTTCTGAAGTTTCATCAAGTATAAATAGAATATTTGATGACTGAGAAAAAGCTATCCTAAATGCTTGAAGGTTTGAAGTAGGAATATCAAGCTGATATATAAGTTTTGGTGTAGTACCTCTACGAATACCCATAAGCTACACCTCCTTATGTAGTAAACTTTTCGATAGTGTACTGGATATTGAAATCAAAGTTAGGAGCTTCATCTGCTTGAACAAACAACGTAACCGTTCCATTTGTGTTTGAAGCATAAATACCGTAAACAGAATTATCGAGGAACTTCTTGATTACAGTATAATCAATTTGTACATTGACCAAAGAATCAGATGAAACACCAGCGATATTTATTACTTTACTGAATGTTTCTCCAGCAACAACTGTTGTCCAGCCGGCTCCCGTAACAGTAGTAGTTCCATAACTTGGGAATACTTGGTCTGTATGCTTTACCCAAATCTGAAGGTAAGCAATACTGTTATTAACCAGGAACAGCATCGGGAGGGGATTAGCTGCATTTGCTGTAAAATCGCCAGCTTTAAGATTATCAGTTGAGTTAACCTTAATGGGAATAGCTATTCCTCCATTGATACTAACCTTTTGATTATCAGCAGGTGAAGCAGTGATTGAAGCGAAAATACCATACATCATCGTAGGCAGTGTTTGTGATGATGAAAGTGCATCTGTAATTGTCAGGTTCCATGTTCCATCATTAGCAACTGAAAAGCTTGCATGATATGTTGACTTCAGGTTCTGGAACATACCGAGAGCAATATCTGAAGGTTTACTATCATCAGCATCAGGTCCATTGTTGATTGTAACAATTTGTCCAATTGCATTAGCCACTGCTCCAGCCTGTTTTAGAGCTTTATTTACCAACTCAGAGTTTGCTGTTGAACCTTTCGTATTGCCATTCAATCGTTCTGAGCTAGCTTGATAAGCAGCATCAGTGAGGATATTCTGATTATTTGGATTAAATGGTAACAGTTTATTTTGACCCATATGAACACCTCCTTATCTAAGCCATACGGAATTATCCCAGCCTTTATAATATTGGTCATCTTTATCCCAAGCGAAGAACGGCTTTTCGAACAATGTGTAAGTAACTTTAATGCCAGCAGGCTTTGGAGTAATATAACCAAGAATAAACAGTTCAGATATTTTATCATCAAAATTAGGTGACATTAGCAACATCTGATATGAACCATCTTGATTGTCTACCAACCAAATTAGTGTATTGGGAAGGAGCTCTCGAGTTATTTTATAAATCCCTTCTATTGTTCCATCCCAATGATATTGAAGTACTCTAGCTTTAAGAACTAGCCTGTAAAGGTCATCTGTAAGCACATCAGGTAAAACAGAGCTGTCAATAGGAAGCTCCCTCGTTATATTGAGATATTGACCTATTACATCAAGCTGTGAACCTGTAGCCGTATCAAGCTTGAAATAGTCCCACAAATGCTCAAGTATTGAAGTTGAAGCATAATCCTTTTCCAATATCTTACGAGTCATTGTAGTAAACTTAGGATTATTGTAATACTCTGAAGTGATTAGGTCTATATAATTCTGAACTTCAATAGCCATTTAATCAACCTCACTGCGTCACTGTAATAGTGATTTTATCATTATCTGTTTTATGATACTCATTAAAAGCACATGTAATATCGTTTGTTGAATATGTTGTACCATCAGTAGACATCTGAACTGAAGTGATAGCGAATGTGGGATTATTCAGAGCAGACTGTGCTGAAAGTATTACGCCCCAGACAGAAGAATTGTAAATAGCATCACCAATCTGAAGTGTGTCCAGATATTCATTCAGCTTTTCCTTGATTGTATTAAGAACTTCAGGATTATATCCAGGCAACTGCTTAATTCCAATCTTGAAATATACTGGAGTAGCTGTTGGACGATAAAACTTAATTGTGTTCTGATTGCCGTAAATTGAAGTAACATCAACTGATGTTGTACCATAAGTACCGACACCAGGTGTTTTCTTCATATAAATCTGAGTAGCAATATCCTCATCTTTTCCTCCATCCACAACAATACAAATTGAATGAGGAGGAATACCATTCGCATCAGCCGTGTCCTGGTCGTTTTCGTAGCCAACAACCCTTGTTACACCTGTTATATTATTCAATGTTGAAATCATACCTTCAAGAATTGAATAAGCAGGAGCAAACGAAGCATTAAACATTCTAGCTCTAAGCGAAGCATCTGTTTCTGTATCAACACCGGGAGTAGAAGGTGAATTATTAGTTACAGAAAGCCAACCATAAACAGGAGTATCAATATTTGTAATTGTATTAGCAGCTGAAAGGATTCTTCCATATTCCTCAGATTCACACTGAACCGTAATAGCGCCAGTGTCAGGAATAGTTGTGCCGTCAGGAATAATCCATTTATTAGCCGAGCTATCAGAAGCAACGCAGTGATTAAGAATCGTTCCACTTTCGCCTGTAATTGTAAGTTCTACATTTGATTTTGTTGCCGGAATTCGATATACGCCAAACAAAGGAGAAAGCGAATCCAAAGCAACACCAACTGCATAAGCAGGAGACCTGCTTGAATATGCCATCTGAAGTGCCAGATATGTATCGTAAATGAATCTTGCATGGATTGAAAGCTGCTGATAGTCCATTGAATCATTTTCAAGATAAATATCTGAACCGAAAATGGTTTTCATATCATCTACGAGCTGTTCCAATATTGAAGCATATGTAGGAATATGAAGTCCTGCATCGTCGATATATGGAGCAGTATATGTATCAGCCAACCTCAACACCTCCTTCTATTTGTCCATAAATTGTATCTACTCTGTAGCTTAAATACAGCTTTCGACCAATAACATTTGTTTTAGCTTCAGAAACATCTGTAACACCATCAACCTGGCGAATACGATCAATCATCAACCTATTTGAAGCTAGCTTAACTGTTTCAGTATCATAGGCACCAAGTATTGATTGAAACATTGGAATACCATCGTCTATCTGCTCCCACCATTCACCATAAAACAGCAAAATTTTTGTTTTAATAGCTTGAGCAATGGCGTTTTTATCATAAATAAAATCTGAAAAGCCAGAGCCAAAGGAATAATCACCTTTACTATCAAGCTTTCGATATTTCATGTAATCACCCCACTTGTCTCTCCTCCGCCTGCAGGAGCTGTATGCTTATGTTCCTTAAATTCAATATCATCAACTGTAAGCTTACCTTTGATTACTACACCTTCCGAAGTAACCTGTAATGATGAACTTCCAACCTTCGCCGTGATGTTGTTCCCTTTTATCACCAGAGAAGCACCAGTACCACTCAGAATGTTTATTGAGCCATCTTTGAGTATTTCTATACCCTTGCCTTTGGGACCTCTTAGAGTTAATCCTTGCGGTCCTGGTAAAGTATTAGGAATTGACTTAGGACCAAATATAGCAATAGCATCTGTTAGGTCATGCCTACGATACTCAATAGGATTTTGAACTCCACCATACAGCCACCAGTTATCAAATGATTGGTCAGAAATAACAGCCAAGCATTCATCACCAATATTGATTGGGAATGTTATTGAATAACCGCCTGCAGATGGCCAGCAAATAGGAACATTAGGAATAATAGGGAGATTTACATAGCTTACCCTATTTGAACTTGATAGCAGTTTTTCTCTGATTACCGGCTGAATATTAACTGTGCCATTTTTATTAACTGAAGTAACCTTAGCTGGGAAAGAAACTTTCAACTTAAACATTATTGAACGTTCCTTTTTGGCTTGAGTCTCTTCTTCAGTTGGAACCAGGTCTGTAATTCTAACAGCCATATTTACACCCCATAATCAATATAGCTCTGCATAAAGCCAGGAAGTTCGCCAGCTTGAGCAACACTATCAATTTCCATATACCAGTCCTGACCTCTGGTGTCACCTATATAAGTTATAGCAAATACTCTATATAAGCCTTCTGTATCTAATTTATAAAATGTTTCAGATAGATTTTCTTTAAGTGTTCTTTGAGCTGCAATTATTTTTGAGTTATCCAATCTGTAAAGTGAAGCCAACCGAATATTCGGATTAAGTAAGCATTTACATCTTACACCATATTGAAACTGTTCAGGGACTCCAATCAAACCAGAATCAGGTCCAAGCTCGATTACCTCAGTTGATGGAACTGAAGCGGCAGCCACAATGTTAGCTTTACCATCATCGCAATAAAATGTAGCGTTACCTGAACGAGCTATTTGATTCATATATTCCTTTGCCATACCGAATAGAACTTTTCCTCTTGGGTATGAAACATTAGGAACTTGAATTTGTCCAAGATTTATCGTCTCTGTCGAAGCTTTAGTGCAGTTATAAACAACCTGACGCATAGTAGCATAATTTGTAAGAGACAAATTAACAACAGCTTCGTCCAGATATCTCGAACTATCCAGACAAATAAACTTAAGATAATAATCAGTGCCGTTCTCCTTACCACGTATTGCTTGAAATACGAAACCATCGAATATCGTTCCATATTGGCCTGTTACATATCCTGCTTCAACAACAACTCGTTTTGCTGTGGTCATCATCTGTGATTCTGTTTGTGCTGACAAATTATAAATAGTAACAATACTATAATTTACTTCAGCATAAGCAGTTTTCTTAATCTCAAATGTGCATCTAAGATTCGAAACATCGATCGAATTATTGTTTGAATCGGCAATCAGTACCCTATATTTTCTACCATAAAGTATATCACCATAAACAGGGTCACCAATTACTTTATACAATGGAGAATTTACGATAGCTTCGATAAAGCTTTGGTCGAGTGAACCTGTTGTTCCGTCGTTACCTACATTACCTCCACCTATATCTGAATCATAAGAGCCATTATCTATATAACTGTTATGCTCAGGATATGTTATAGCTCCTCCGCCTGTGAATACCTTACCAAGAAGGCCATATGTGTTTATGCCTAAGTAATTAGCTGGATTTATCAAATCCCTATGATAGTAGAATGTATGTGAAGCATGAACTTCAAAGTGAAGGTGTGGACCAGTTACGTTTCCTGTAGCACCTTGAATACCAAGAGCTGTTCCAGCGCCAACCTTATCGCCAGCTTTAACGAGGATTGAACTCATGTGAGCATAAATGCAACCATAACCGTCGTCATTCTTTACCCATACATGATTTCCAAAACCTTTATTGGAACGTTTTACCCAGCCAACAGTTCCTTCAGTGACTGATACGATTGTTTTATCTCCTTGAGAAGCGAAGTCAATTCCTTCATGCCCGTTATTTGCCCACAGCTCTTGGTCTGAAGCACCAAAAATAGCCGTTACTTTGAATTTACCTGTAAAGGGAAATGTCATCATGAGGCTGTATCACTCCAAACTAATTCAAAATCTGTGCCAAAATTCGTGTCATCAGGCATTGAGGAATTGACTGAACCAACGTTGACCACATATAGTGCACCGATATGCTTATATGAAAATAGCTTTACCAAATCGGCATATTCACCATATGTTTCTATCATATTCAAATTGCTGATAATACAATCCAAAGTATCAGCGTCGTATATCGAAAGCATCCAGTATTTACCTATTGAATTATATGTAAACTGTAGCTTGAAATAAAGGTTTTCATCTCCAACTGGAACATTTATATTAAATGTGTTATTGGGAAGTGTTGTAACGGGAATTTTATAAAGCATCTAAACACCTCCTTAATTTATGAACATAGAAGTTACCCTTCTAACAAAATCGTTCTTACCGCCAGAAATTTGCCTTGTCAATGCCTTCTGTGTTTTCTTTGGTGCAGGAGTAGGATTTAGAATACCAACAGGAGTAGAAGAAGTAGCTTGCGGGTAAGCACTGATTTTAACTGTTTTAAGCCTTGCGACAGGAATCTCAACCAATGTAACTGTAGCTGATAGTCCATGAACTGTGTCTGCATCATCATGAGCATCAATACTTTTAATAAGCATATTATCATACTGAGCCAATCGAGTAAGAACAGTAACAGGAGTTCTAGCATTCTGTAAAGCTATCAAAGCTTCATAAGCTCCAATTGAACGGCTTTCGGCATTGTTAAACGAATCTGACGAAGTAGCTGTAAGCACATCAGACATCATAACTTCGACAACCAATGTTTTGGGTTTAACATATGAGTGGTCTGAGATGTTTGCTCCTGTCTCTACCTGATGTGAGGTGATTTCCAATTCACTATTGTGACTGAATGAAACATAGCAATCAAAGAATAATCCACCAATATTTGTTTTTGTATAAATAACAGCGTTATTGTTTGCCATGTTAATCACCTACCAATGCATTATTATCGGCCGAGCGGATAGCTGCTCTATAAACCTCATTACCAACAGCAGCAGGTTCTTTTGCACCGTTGATATTGAATGTATTATTAACTGTAGTATTATTATTGTTTGTACGATTATTTGTTTCGTACCGATTCATTCCAGCAGCCAAATCGTTTGCTACTTTTGTTTGTACAGCTGTTTGCTCCATAGCAGCACGAGCATTTCCTAAACCAAGAAGTCTATCGATATGACCTCGTCCTCTATTGAACGATTCAGCGGTATTTGAATAGCTTTTTTCGAGAGCATCAACAAAATTCTCACCTTTAATCAAAGCTATAATAAACTTAATTGTATCAGCAATTCCATTTATAATAGTTGATATTGCATCAAGAACTGTGCCAATTATCTCGAATGTTGTAGCTAGAGAATTTAAGTCACCGTCAAGGCCAAGAATCAGATTCAGCAATTCAAATATTGTAGATAGTGCGTTTCCTATTGAATCTAGTAAACCACCTACAGTTTCAAATACTTCTGATTCTGAGCCAACCTCCATTATCTTCTTTCCTACTTTAGTAAGCCAAGTAAGAATCTCAATAATTATCCTTAAGAATGGAGCAACGAATTCTGCAAGCTTCTTTGTGTTGGGTTGAATATTCTCTTCAAGATAATCGTTTATACCTTTGAGACCTTGTTTCAGGTCATCAATTTCAACACCAAGCTGTTCGCCTAAGAAATAAACAAACCAGTCACCTGCATATTGCAGAATAATCTTGAATTTATTTATTTCATGTTGTATATCTCTGATACTAACTAAAGTATCTTGTAATCCTTGAGGAGCTTCCAAACTCTTAGATAATCTAAATATATCCTTAAATCTGGCATACTCCTCATTTGTCATGAGGAACAAATCTTCAAAGCTTGTGGCATCTTGCCCCAATGCTTCCATTGTCCTCATGTAAGCTCTAGCAGTTCTTTCTGATGAAGCTGTAGCTCTAGCAAACCGTTCTACAGTTATATCTGTTTGAGCCATCGCGGTTGACATATCGAAAATTGTTTTCGTTACCTGCCAACCTATTTTTATAAATGATGATGCAGCTTTAAGTAAAAGCTGACCTGCATTCATACTGAGGATTTTTGACGTATCCTTGAATTGTGAAAGAGAACCAAGTGCCTCAGCAAATGATTTTTTATCAACTTGCCAACCTATCGATACTAAGTACTCTTCCAAGCTCTGAGGATTCACATCAATCACCTCCTATCGTTTATCTCTTGCATCATTATCTCTTCATTCTTTGCTTCCAGTAATATCAATTCAACTATGTTCCACCAGTCATCAAAGGTATATGTACCGTCCCATAGTTCGTGTTGCTGCCATAACCCTTTTGTGACTGGTAAGAACAATAGCTGATCAACATTACTGGAGGTAATGCATTTTCCTTTTACTGCTCCACTTTGGTGCCCGTCAGTGAGCCAAGGGAGCTTGCGTCGAAAAAATCTCTGAAATTAAAAGCTACTGCTGCAATCAAAAGCTTAAGAGCAAGTTGACTATCAAAACCTGTGATGCCATATGTTCCGTTGCTATTGATTACCTGAGCTGTACCAGCCGGGAGGACTTCACCACAACAGCTTAGAATATCCTTCTGGAGCTCAATAAATTCACCCTTATTCATTATGGGCTTATTAGGTTGAGTTCCTCCTGGAACATCCTGGCTGATCTGGGTGAATCCTGAGGGCATTGTGTACATAAGCAGTTGAGCTACAATATAGTTACCAAGAAGTGGATCGTACTTCTTAATAATAAATTGCCTGCCATCAATCTCAATAAGCTTTTCAGTTTCTCTTTTTGTATTGATATTTGCATTCATTTGTTTATACCTCTATTCTAATTATTACTGGACTTCAATGCTTGCAGCCATCATGTTCCAAGCCTTAGTAGTGCCCTGAGCACCGTATGTTACATCAGCCATCTTCTGAGGTGAAACTCCTGTGCATACCCATTTCTCACCAGTTGAATTGCTTTCAATGGAAATCTGAGTCTGAGCGAATACAGCAGGAACAGCAGTCTCAACATATTTAACGAGACGAAGCATGAAGTCATTTGCATCAGAAGCCTGAAGTACGTTGATTGTAACTGTACCATTCTTCTTTACTGATTTGCTAATCAGGACTGAAAGGTCAGCAGAAATCTCATGAGAAGTTTCATCATTGGAACGAGAAATCGTAATATCACCAAGACCGGCTCCATACATTGTATATTGCCCTACGTCAGGATGGGAGATGGTAACGATAGTATTCTCGAAGCTATAAGTTCTAACCATTTATTACACCTCCTTATCGATTTACAAATACTGAAATGCTAATGTATTCGATTGCACCAGCCAGTTTAACGCAGCAAACGATGGGAGGTGTAATTCTCTGAGCTCTTTCTGAAGCTGAAAGAGTATCAACAGAATCAGCGAAGATGATGTAACCATTGGGAAGAGCATCACCTGTAGCAAGAGTTCTAACAGGAGCAGCATTCCAAATGCCAGAAGCAATGTAGCCCATGTTCTTAATCTGCTCAAATGAGTAAGCGATCTGATTTGTAATAACAGCTACGCCATCATCAGTCATAGGAATTACTCGATTATTGATTAGAGCATTTACTACATTCTGCTCAATGTAACTACGAATGAGCTGAATAGCATAATACTCATCAAAGTGATAACCACTTGACATCAGAGATGATGTTACGAAATCATACTTGTTACCATAGTTAGCATAAGCATTGCCGCAATAGCCTTTAAGATTCTGAAGCTGAACTGAAGTGATGTTCTCAGATTTTACGCCAACCAGAGACTTATAGGCCAAATCAAAAGCAGAGTTAGAATCGCCGGAAGCAAGACCACAAATCCGACCCAAAACAGCCGCAGAAACTTCGTAACCATTTGCATCATTCGCCTCCGTATAATAGAAGCCCAACATGTTTTTGTAGCCAGCAGTCTTCAAAGTCTTGAAAATGTTACTAACAGCACTACCATCAGTTACGAGGTCATTTTCATCTTTATCCTGGAAAATAAAGTAAGCAGGGACCTCTACGCTCTCAAGATAAATTGCCAAGTTCTGAAGTTCCTGAGTAGTATATGCCCCAGTTGACATAGCTCCGAACCAAGTGTTATCGGATTTACGGCAAGCTGTGATTGCCTGAACCAGTGTTTCAGAACCTGTCTTATTCTGAAAACCAATAACTACCTTAGCAGGACTGGGAGACTGAGCAAAGTAAAGTGAAGCAGCTTTGTACTCAGGTGTATCTGTTCCAAAACCTGCAGTTGACATTGCAGCCAAACTTGTGTATGTAGCTGTACGAGTATTAGCATTCAGGACAGCTGAACTACCAAGAATTAGGCCGACATTAAAATCAGATACTGTTGCAATGCCCTGGTCTACCTGGACCGTAACATTAACAATATCCTTAATGGAAATAGCCATATTAAATATCCTCCTCCATTGTAAGATTGAGTTTCTTAAATGTATCTATATCATAAACGACCTGAGTAGTCGAATAAATCTGATATTCCAAGTCATACCTATTCCACCACTGGCCGTTGTAATGTTCGGGAACTCGTGTAATACCGGAACCAGCACCGGGAATTGTATAAAGGTTTTTATTTGCCAGGGTTGTTTTAATATCTGTAGCATACCATCGAAGCTGCATTCTTCTTGCTGTTTCTCCAGCATCTGGTCCATAAATGATAAAATGGACTGCAAAGGTGTCAGTATTCTGGATTGCCCGTTGATAACTAACTTCTTCGCCGTCCCTTATTTGTTCTTGATACCTATTTACATATTTTGATATTGTATCGTCAACCGGCAATACATAACAATAAATAAAATTATCATTTATTCCGTTTGCCGGATTACCTTGTTGCTCATAAGCTACGATTACTTGTTCTTCATTATAACCAGAAATTGTTGTAGCAATTTGAGCACACAATGTTTCAATATCTTCTATTGGAAGGATTATTTCTTTCATGTTGATTTCATCCTTTCACAAATAGAATGATAAAAGCCGTTCTTGCCATAGTTTTTAACCGAAACTATTTTGTATTCATGCCCCTCAAAATACATGATGTCTGAGATGTTTTTATACATATTGTACTCACCAGTTGTGTAAAGCTCTTTATTAGTGAATACGTTAATACTTTCTTCATCTCTCTCGAATTGAGGGTCATTTGTTAGAGTTTTGGGATTATTTATCGTGATAACTGCTGCACACTTAAATTCAGAAGGAGTATCTACAAAACGATGATTTACTACATTAGCAACTCTGCGTTTAACTGTGATTACCTGAGAAAAATCGGGGTCAGTAATAAGTTCACCGATATAAATCATCTTCCTGCTCCTTTCTTTCTTACTACATAAGTTATTGATTTTCTAAGTTCACCAGTATCAATCAAAGGTCTATCGCTACCTTTATGAGCGATTGTTGCCGGCGAGTTTGGAGCCCATCCATTTTCAGGATTTACGAACCATTTTCTACAAACGTTTTGAGCTTTCATACCTAAACGTTCCATATCTTCAAGTGAACCTTGAAAATCACCTTGTACAGCAGTTTTTAATACATTTAATCGATAACGTTTTATCTCGTTATCAGAATTCTTTAATGCCGGCTTAATAACTGGCCTGGGAGGAATGTTTCTAATGGGAGAACCATTAGTATGAATAAATAGCAATTCAGCATTTGTCACATCTTCGCCTTCCCTTGTAGATGTTTCCTGAGGAATACCAACCAGAACATCATGTGACACGAGAAATTCATATGCTTTTTTTGCTATGTAAACTTTACTCATTTTCTGAGTAAACTTCACCATATCATCCATTAACCCACATCCCTATGCCTCTGTACATTCTTGCGTATGTTGCAAGCTGCTGACCATAAACTGTGTATTTGAATGTTCCATAACCTTTAAGGTCTTCTGATACGCCTTGATAGTCATACGAAATACTAAGAGCATCAACTGATTTACTAGCAGCTATTCCTCTCGGCATTGCTGAAGAAATAAGTGCTGCAGAACCAGGAACTTCATTTTGTACCTGAAGGTAAAGTGTGGCCAAATGTGCTACATAAAGGCACATACAATATTTCCACATTGTCTTGAACCTGCGTTCCTTAATTGAATGGTCAGCGATGTTAATAAACATTGTGATAATGTAGTCGGGAATTTCTACTCCGTTATCACAATCATGAAACTTGGGAAATGTTTTGTAGAAATCTGCAGCCGTGAATGGAGGATTATCCTCTGTAAATACATTGGAGGCCCCAGCAGTGGTAAATACCTCCTGAATATATGCTGAGTTATTATAACCAAGCATCGAAATAAAATCCATTGTGGGGCCTCCTTTATATTTACAAATTACATAGCTTCTCGAATCAGCTTCTTAAGCTTCTTCTTGCCAATTCCATCCGGAACATCAATACCGAGTTCTTCGGCCTTCTCGAGTAGCTCTTCTACTGACATGTTAGCAAGCTCATCCGCTTCACCAGAACCGTCAGAATTATCCTCAGAGACATCTTCAAGCTTAGGGGTATTAACTACCTTAGCAGCAGCCACGGATGTAACAGGAGCTGACCTTACGTTACTGACAACCATCAGAAGACCAAGCTCATGTGCCTTAATGAATAGAGGGTCATTCATAAACCGCTCAGGCATCATCATGGTCACATTGGGTGTGGTTACGAATCGATCGAAAGAACCATCTCTCATCAGGCCAGCGCCAAACTGAAATCTACGGGTTGCGATAATAGCGACTTCAGACATATTTATCAACCTTTCTGTTTATAAGTTTGTTTAGATACCGTCGTAATAACGAGCGGGCTGCCAATACAGGAACTTCGCCTGACCCATCTGAGCAGCGTAAATAGTGATATAAGCAAACTGCAGAGCAACGGGCTGGGTCATCACACGAGTCAGAGGAACGGGCAGATCGAAATACAGGAAATCATCATTGTTGACGTAAACAACCATACGGTTGGAACCATCAACGCCAGCACCCTTGCACCAACGTGAGGGATAAATAGAGAGGTCTCTACCCTGGTTAACCGCCAGGTTGTTCTTCAGCAGGTAGTTCAGGATGTTCTCATCACCAGAAGTACCAATACGAGTTGATACGATATAAGCATAATCCTCGGGAGCGATCAGGATGTGGTTGGGAATAGCATTCTCATCATACTCGGAAGCCTCCCAAGCCTCAGTGATGGCCTTATTGACATCCCACAAGATTTCATCAACGGTCTTATCCTTCCACTTACGAGAAGTACCAGCCTCATTGTTATCAACATAAGAGGTAACCAGGTTGGGGTCGTTAACGATACCCGTAACACCAACTGTGTCGATGCCCTTGTAAACCAACTCATCAATGGACTTATTGTAGTTCAGGCGAATACCTTTATCCAACAGAGTGTCCAGAGAACGGCCAATGGTCTGCAGCTTCTGGTTATCAACAAAAGGAATCTTCATGGCCTGAGCCCAGCTGAACACCTTAAAGATGTCCTTATTGACGTTAGCCTGCATCAGAGGAATGTTGTCTGTCTGACCAGCAATCAGACCAGACTTATTAGCACCGGTTGTGGCATAATCTACGTTGTAAGTAGAAGTGAAATCAACCCAGCCGCCACCAGTCTTAGCAACAATATCGCGCTGCCAAGTTACTGAAGTAAGCGGCTCGCGAATCTTGGGGTCACGTTTCTCAAGTTCACCCTCCAGGAAAGCCATACCCTGAGCAATGCCTGCAGCATCACGAGTAGCCATAGCAGCACCCATGCCATTGCCGAGAGAGCTATCACTCAGAACTGACATCTTATCTGCACCGCCAAAGGCGATACCGGTAGAAGAAAAATCTCTAGTAATCATCTATATACCTCCTTACGCCTTATTACGGGTCAGAATGGTTACCTCAGCAACCTTATCTGCATTCATATTGCCAGTAGTCCACTGAACATTAGTCAGAGCAACGGTCTTTCCAGTATCTTCGGAAGCCTCGAAGCCACCAACCACAGCAGTGGGATAAGTATCACTTGTAGCAGTACGAACATAAACTGTACCACCAGCAGTAGGTGTACCTCTCTGGCAAAGTACTGTGCACTGACCACGAGTCAGAACATCAACAACAGAGTTAGCAGCATAACCAGGAGTTTCCTGAGGGTCATACACATTAGCCTGTACAACCTCACGAACAGCGATACCAGCGAACTGGGGAGCGGTGAAATCAGTGCCACCAGTGATTGAATCAGCAACACCGAGATACTTATTCTCAGCTGCCACCAGAACAACAGGCTCACCGAACTTAATGAGCTTCTTAGCAATACGGCCCTGAATGATAGCATCAGCAGAAGCTGAAACGGTACCAACATAGCCAGTATTCATCTTAATACCAATTACTTTACCCGGCATATTATTTACCCTCCTTCATATAGTGCGGATTAAAACGCTTAGCAATATCCATACCGTGGTCATAGTCAGCGTCTGTAACAATAGGCTTAGAGTCATTAGCTTTCTTACCATTGTTACCAATAGCAGACTGAATATCGGCATAAGTAGAAGTGGTCGACATATTCATGCGAGCCATCTTCACAAATGCATCAGTCGCCTTCTTACGAGCAATGGGGTCTTCGATAGCAGCGAGGACAGGCTTCATATCGCGAATAGCCTTTTTAACCTCTTCAGCAGAATCCTTAGCTTCAATCTTCTCGGGATCGATAGTAACAGATTCTTCAGAGCTGGGGTCTTCGTCATTTTCCTCTTCCTTCTCGAGTTCAGCTTCCAGTTCATCCAGAGCTTTTGTTGAAGTGTCCTTAATGCCGTAAGCAGCGAGTGCACGGTTCAGAGCATCGGAAACCTTTTTCTCAATCTTCTCTTCGAGGTCCTCGTCCTTACACTCATCTTTGGTCTCGGTCTCTTCAACCTCAGTCTCTTTAATTTCCTCGTCCTCAGCTTTAGCAACTTCCTCCGCCATTTCACAAGCAGCATCAACAACCTCTTCGGAAACGGTGGATTCATCCATTGCCTTAAGCTTCAGAAGGAAATTCTTAATTGCATCTTTGGTTGTCATTTTATTCCTCCTTAATTTATAGCAAATTCAGAATAGCTTTATTAAGCTTATTCCTTTTACTAACAGAAAAAGCAGGCATCTCAGAATCACGAATCGCAACTTTGTGTCCTGCTCTGCCTGCGTTTACGAGTGATACATGATTACCGATAATGTTACGTTGGAATGTTTTTCCATCCTTAGTAACATATTCACAATCATAACCACTTGAAACTTCTCTTTTTACACCGGATTCAATTTCATTGATTGTAACCGGGTCTCTAACCAAAATGTCAGCTACGAGGCAATCACTAAAATCTCCTTTGCCTCTTCTAACATTTGAAATCTCACCTTTTGAGTACATGCTCCAATTATCTGAAGTCACATCTTCATTTGGGTGATTATCTGTGAACGCCTTCCCTTCAAATGAAGCGATGGTTCTCTGATCGAATAGTTCATCATCGGTTCTATATACCGAAACAACATTGTTTCCATCTTGACCTATTTCACATGATAGATATTTATATTCACCTGTTCGACCAATTGGAACATTGTGACATATAAGAAATCCTTCAGGCGTTTTGGTCATATTATCGGAAATTTTAGAACCGTAATATGCCTTTGCCATGCATTCACCACCTTTTAGGCATAAACGCCACGATGGCAATAAATAGAAATACCGTCAGTGAAGAATCTGTAAACCAGAGTCATACCGTTAGCCTTTGTAATGGTTCCATTGTACAACGTGGTGTTAGCAGGAAGTTTAACCTCAAGCTGCTTCTGAGCTGCATTAGCTGCCACGATTGTATACATCTTACCACTAACCATATTATTAAAATCTTTAATTTCAAGGTCAGCTGTTTCAGCAGCAAGATTTACGTGCATATTAGTGACACCTTTAAGGTCATAACCTTCTTCAACCTTCATATCTTCAGGGTCTACTTCATATACCATCTTCTGAGCATTCGGGTCAAAACCACAATCTGCTTTAATAAGATTAGCCATTATATACCTCCTTAAAAATTATTTAGCAAAATCATTCAGAAGCTTTTTAGCACTATTCATATTAGAAGTGTTATTTTCACCAAGCCACATATGAGGATTAGAATATGATTCTCCAGGGAATGTCAAAACAATTCTTTCTCCGTAACCACCTTCTACAATATGAATAGCATAACCGTTTTTCTTTTCAACCGTTTTAACGAGTTTAATACTCGCATCAATTGTATGAATTGCCTTATCGAGTTTATCAATGGTTTTCATATCATACACCTTTCTTATATCTCTTAAATAATATGACTTATCGTTTGAATATTTTCTTTCGAGTTCTTTTATCTTTTTATCGACATCCGATTCTGTAGTCTTTATAGTTTCCCTTGACTTAGAATCATTCTTCTTGTTAATAATGATGTATTCAATCGTTACTGGACGATACATGATATTGTCAACTTCATGTTGTGCTTCTTTTGAAGTTTCAGCTGTCGAAATCAATTTACCATTCTTGTAAATACCAAATGCGTTCCTTTGGAGGCGACCATCATTCTTGATGGACTCTATTTTGTAACCTTTATACTCCATAAACTTATGATACTTCAGTATTCGAATTATCAAAGCATTTTAATAGCTCTATCAATTGCCTTGTGGTCTCTTACATTTCTTCCAAATTTCTTTCTGAAAACATTTCTAATCTCTTCATACTCAAAATCACTAACGCCATTATCATATCCAGCACGTTTTACGAGCTTTTCGGCGATTTCTATATCTTTTTCAGAATTTATAGAGTTAATGTAACCCTGTGCACGGGCGCTCGCATCTTTACTGGAACGTGTTTTTCCCTCCTGAACCATCATACAAGTCGCCGGGTCATATACCATTTTAGACATTTGAAATTCCTCCATTTCTTAATTATATTATATACCACTGGTTTGAAAATGTAAATAACTTTTAATAAATTTTTTCAAATTGTTGTCTGGTCATCACTTGTATTTTACCTAAGTAATATACCTTATGTGGCCACCTAACATCTGTAACTTCAAGTAAGGGTTCGGGATAACATCTACAGTTATATATTTCGCCTGCATGATAGTAAGCATTACCTTTGGCAGGAGGTAGGTTAGTTAACAGCTCAGGACTTGGAGGAGAATTCCATGGTACGATAACATCATCCATTGTTCTATGACTATCACGAACTCTTTGGTCTTCCTCTGTTCTCCATACATACCAGTTAACTCTTAAATTAGCTGACCGAGACCTTGTAATTGCTGTTTGTGTTTTTGATACCTCAGTTCTAGCAATTAGTTTAGCAGAAGCTCTTGAATATTCTCTTGTAAACTGAGTTATCTCTTTTGTTAATGTTGAAGCTCTTTTACCTGAAATAGTTCCTTCATATATTTTTCTTGTTACCTTACGAGAAACATCTAACGGTAATGTGCTTATTATTTGTGCATTTCTTTCTATTTGTTCTGCTATTGATTGGTCCAAACCTGAATTGATATTTTGAACTAATGCTTTATATATCAAACGAGATTTTGTAGACCTTCTAGCAGCTTGCCTCCATGTTTGAGCATTTATATTAGCTACAGGAGTCACCATTCTTTTCGAAGCTAGATAACAATACCTTTTGAATGATTTAGTTGAGGAATAGTCTGAAGCGTATTGATTAAACTTATCAATATCTCCTTTTGCCTTTTTCGCTAGCTTTATCAATGAACGAACCAACTGATAAAGTATTGAACGATAATTAGCTTCTATTCCTTTTGACCTATCCCAAAATGTATATTTCATTATCGTTTACCAAATAGTTTAGCTAAACCTTTCTTGGGTTTATCCTCTTCTTCGTCATCTACTTCGTTCTCTGATTCTTGAAGATTTTTAGCCATTTCCTCTTCTTCAGCCTTTTTCTTTTTGTCTTCCTCAACAGCTTCATCTATCATCTCATCTGTGATATTACTCCACATTGAAACACGTTTCTGCTGTTGTCTGAGTTCCTTAAGAGCTGTAGCTTTATCAATCAAACCAGACTGGAAAGCTTCAATAATAGGCTGGAAGGACTTCTGAGCAAGGTCTGCTTGTTCTTCATCTGTATTTCTACGAATGGGACTGAATACCAATTCCCAATCATCAGGGATAGAACCAATAGCAGACATTGTAATGATTTTCATGAGCTTTTCAAGTGGCTGCCTCAAATGTGATTCCTGCTTCTCCTGAATCATATCATAATAATTCTGAAGGTCAGCTTCTCCAGTTGAATTCATACCAGCAGGAGCTCTACCGAAAAGCTTTGTTACAGGAATTTCTGCTGCACCAGCTATATCAAGCATAAATGACTCATAAATATCATTGATACCTGTAAATGTGTAGCCTTCCATCTTAAAGTCATCTTCTTGACTCATTACCAATGAACCGGTATTACACATCAGCTGGTTTTGTGCCTGCATTGTTCGATATACTTCTGCCATAGCATCTTGATCTCCAAGAGTAATTGCCTGACCAAGGTCTTGAATCTTATATACTCGAATACAAGCAAGGAAAATCAGATAAGCAATATTAGCTGAAGTATTATCACGCTTCATCAATTCTGTGAATACGTGTTCAATCTCTGAAGCTCCCCAATATGTTTCAGCTAGTTTTTCATAATAGGGAAGGTCGCGTCCTGTAAAACGGATTACTCTTGAATGATGTACTCTATACGATTTTTGTGTTATCTGATCTGCAATATCATAGTAAAGGGGTTCACCGAAATCTACATCATCAATATCAGTTACCAACTCAAGTGATGGACTAATGCCTGACCATCTATCGATTACCATACAACCCTTATAACTGTCAGGCATAACTGTTTCATAATCCAATTCTTTTTCCAAATCATTCTGACCAGAAATCAATGGAATAAGAACACATCCACCATACAGACGAGACCATTTAAGAGCATCCAGGATTTTAAGCCGTGTTCTTGTTCTTGTGTATACTGTCATGATTTTATCGATCTGTTCCGGCTCAATCTGTGATTGGATTTCAAAACCATTCTTCAGCATTTCCTGAGCAGGTTTATCTACAATTCCTGTAGCAATCCAATTGTTTCTATAAAGTGCATTAAGGGTTCCATAATCCCATGTCATACGAGTAAGATGATAACTACCCTTTTGAGAGAGATTAGTAGAACCCAGACCTAAATTGGCCATCATATTTGAAAATGTATCTTTAGCTTTATTATCTGATGTTTTTACTACATTCTTTTCATCAGCCATTGATTAACCTCTCCAGTTTGTAATTATTTTCCTTTGACCAATATCTCATGAATTCCTCGATTTTATTTTTAGCATCTGGCGTAATAGATTCTTCATTATCTACTTCAACCATAGCATCATATATATCTGACATAATATCTTTTACTGAATATATTGCCGTCTTCAAATCATATTCAGCCATATTTGTTTCTTGCCAATTAACCAAGTCAGCTGCAAGGTTTGGATTCTCCATTATTTCGCCAAACTCCAAAGCAAGTTCTGTTACGTAGTCTGCTTGATTAGAACATTCATCATAATATTCACCAACAACTTCGTGAATTGTAAAGAAAAATGGACCAGATGCATGTGTATGAATATGCTTCAAATCATTTGCTGCACATATCAATTTGTAAGCTAGATTGATAAACATTTCCTATCACCTCATTATAAGCTTCAATATACTTAGCTGAACCTTCTTTACAGTATAGTCCACAAATATCTGGATTATTTAAGCATACATCTTCGCATGTTTCATAATATTTGCAATATTTACAGCATGGAGGGAATTTTATTTTACTTGAGAAATTTGGACATCCATTATATAACAAACAAATAGGTGTATTATATTCTGTATCGACATCTGTTATTTTTATTGTTTCTGAATCTTTTTCTGTTATTTCAACGGTTAAACCTTGAGAAGAATATATCCCATCTCTAATTTTATAGATCCTTGAACGAAATGCATTTTCGCTGCTAGACATTCCATTCTGTACAGCTTCTTTTGCTGTACCTGAAAATAAAACTTCCCCATTCTTATCTTTTATTGTGTAAACCTTAACCTTACCATTTTTATATGATGATTTACGATTTCTCATTATAAATGGCACCCACATTTCTCTGGTCTATTTTTACAATGCTCATAGCATCCATCTCTAAATGCACATTCAAAACAGCATGGTGTTTCTGAACCTGGATAATATCTTTTACAACCAGCACACAGGAAACATTGTGTAACTTCTAAATTCTTCTGATAGTTTTCATCATATGGATACGGAGTTTTAAGGAGTTTACCATCAACGAATGTTTGTACTACCATTCTGAAAGCTGACTGACTAACTGATATTCCTTTTTCTACAGCATCATCAGCTGTTCCTGTGAATTTAATCTGACCTTTTCTATTTATAAGGGTGAAATAGCGCTTCCTTTGATTCATCCGTTTAACACCTCTGCTAAAAATAAAGAGTGGAATTTCACCACTCTAGTTATTGGAGCTGGTGGACGGATTCGAACCCCCGACCTGATGCTTACAAAACAACTACTCTACCAACTGAGCTACACCAGCATTTATGTGAGTTTTATTTCATCGTGACCTCAGCTAAATGGCGCCCACATCAGCTTGCGGTACTCACCACGAATATTCACAAAAAGGAGATGAAAGGAGAATACACCATGAACTCTGTATTAGATGGTGTTGGAGGAAGGTGTGGGATTCGAACCCACGGAAGTTTCACCTTCTTCAGTTTTCAAGACTGATGCTATAGGCCACTCAGCCAACCTTCCATTTGGAACCGAGCTCTTTTCAGGCAACCTTTGTTCGGTACTCGGTGTGAGCCATCATATATAGGAAGAAACAAGGAGTGGGAAGTCTGTATGGTCAATGCCCAACCATTAAACCACAATATGATTATATCATATATTGAAACATTTGTAAACTACTTATTGAAATGTTTACAATTTTGTAATAATTATATTCATCAACTTTATTTTGAATTTGTTCATATAACTCTTCAATAGCTTGAGTCCATTCTTCTCGTCCATTATAGTGAACACATATATCAGCTATTTCGTATCCCTCGAAATATTTACCATCAGGAGTGAGATAATGTTCTTTTAGTTGTTCACATACATATTTAACACATTCGTCTTTGCTTTCAAATCTCTTGTATGTACCGTCATTGTTAGTCCAGCCAAATAAGTTATTATATTCATTGGCTGCATAGCTTGTATTCCAACCTGATTCTAACGCTGCTATGGATGCTACCAATATTGGGTCAATTTTATTTACGCCAGAATAAACCAGGATTGCGTCTGAGACATCTTTCAAATTGCCTATTAAACTATATGAAAATTGGTCTGAAGTTATCCAGGGTTCATCCTTGCTTTCCTGGGGAAGTTCCTGAATACCTTGTTTAACTTCATACGCATGAGCTATCATACAGAATGCAATCAACATAATGATTACTGCTAATATGAGTTTACTTCCTATTCGTTGCATTTTGGTTAATCTCCTCTCTGACGATTTTCAGAGCATTGATTAACCCTGAAACAAATTCAAACCCTATTGCATAACTTTCTGTTCTTACTTGATTATTTGACTCAAATGATACAGCAACATTACAACTTCCAGATTTACAGTTCATATCGATCGTAATATTGTTTGCCTTTATTCTTTTTGTAAGTACCTCTGATTCATATTGAGGAACCATAGAATCGAATTTTGCTTTTTCAATTGCCTTCGCTTCATTAAGCGTTTTCAACTTATAAGCTGCTGACCGAGATTTCCTTTTAAGTTCTTCAGGCATACCACCAATGTAATTATATATTGTACTTCTATCAACACCTAAGCTTTCTGCTATTTCATTGTTTGTCATGCCTTGTTCTCTCATTGTGAGAAGTTCTGTTCTATCTACCATAATACGCCTCATCTGTTTATGTTCCTTTCTATTTATTAAATCTGATTTTTATTTATCGCTCAACTTCCTGCATCCAGAACTCACGACAGCAAGATTGACAACGCATCTCGACATCAGTTGATTGACATGTGTAGCGTTTATCCAACATTAGTGGGCAAAAGTCTAACACACCATCAATAGAGACTTTGGCATTAGGCCACTGCTCCAAAAACACATCTTGCCGTGTCTTGCGTTGGTGTTCAGCAGACCATTTCTCGACAATGGCGATCTGAGCTGTAGCATCCATCGTTGACGTAACACTAACTTCACAATTCATCTCATTCTCATTATCATTATAAGCAGGACATCCTATACATCCAGCACCAAAACTCTCGCACATTCTGTTGCGTTCCTCAATAAACTTTACCGCATCCATTGTATTTTCCTCCTGCCTTTCGGCTCTGTTTGTTAGGTGTTTATCACCTTCTGTGATTGTATTATATCATATAGTTTTGTATTTGTAAATAGGTTTTTTTAATTTTATTCGTAAATTTGCAATTTATTTTGCGATTTTAGCCAAGGATATATCTCTCTTTCCCTAATAAATGTTTTTACCATATATCTGAGAGCATCACATGCATGGTCGTTTTGTTTGATAGGTTGTTCTTTTCCCAATGTATCTGCCTTCTTTGCGTCCCACATATATGTTCCGAGTTCTTTCATCAGATTAGGGCATTTATCAGCATTTATTTTAATCAAACCATTATACAGCATTGTATATACTAGTTTGATTCCTGTTTGTACATCATTATCTGCTTGTGAGACCTTTATACCTGATTGCCTTGCGGCTGTAATAAATGATTTAGCGCTTGGGTCGATAGCAATTGATTTATATCGTTGCCCTTCGTTAAAATCGAAAAAATCAGCCACATATTGCTGATCAGATTTTGCGTTATATTCATTTCTTCCTGAATAATAATATTCCTTTGTAATATAGACTGTAGGTATATTACTTATTTCCCTATCGATAAAACCTTCGAGGTATACATGAGGATTTGCTGTACCATAGTCACATCCATAATATGCATATCCATCTTCCTCAAGATATTTGGGCAATTCCTTAAATGTGTTCTTTTCTTTATCAAAGCAATCATAAATAACACCATCAACATTTACCCAATTACCAAGAATGAATCTTAAGTAATATACACCTGAATATATGCTTTCATATCGTTCTATGATTTCTTTACTTAGCGACGGATTATCATGTAGTGTAAAGTGCAAATGCAATAGCTTCTTTTCATCTGCTTTATCAAGTTCTTCTATTTTGAACCAGTGCATTGGGCTTTCAGGGTTACAGTTAAACCAATATTTAGAACCTGTTACCGAACATCGACCCATACACTGTTCTACAAAGCTTCTTGGCATTAGTGCTACTTCATCAAGGAATATGCCTGCCAATGTCATACCTTGTACATAGTCCTGACTTCTTTCATCTCTGCCACCAAATACGTAAAAGTAGTTTTCTATACTTCCTTTACGTACAATTAGTAGATTATCACTTCTATTATCTGATACCGTATATCCTCTATATTTAAGCCTTTCCTTTAGATCAGTTATTACATTCCTTCGTACTGCTCCAACACTTTTGCCAGCTATTACAAAGTTGTGTCTGTTGAATGTAGTCATCGCCCAGAATAAAAATGATAGAGACATTACTAGCGTCTTCCCGGACCTGATAGAACCATCACAAATGATGCCGTTATGATTTTTATAAGGAGAATTGGGCAACCACCATGTTAATAGCTTTAGCTGGTTATTTGAGAATTCACAGTATTTATCCATAAATATCTTAGATTCCTTTATTATTTTGCTGGATTTTTAATAGCTTCCTCATCTTGATTTTTGATATATACTTCTATATCATGATATGATTTACATTGCCTTGAATTACAATATATATTATCACAATTATATATGTCTGTGATTTTATTATTTCTCATACCACAATTTATTTTACTACAATACATATATTATCACTCCTCACAGTAAAATCTGGCAATATTATCCATACGCCAACGAAGTGTATCTGAAATCGTGGAGCATAGATAACCTTCTTCCATATATACGAATTGCACACCATAAAAGACTTGCGGATTTGTGAATGACCCGAATTGATTTTTCATTTGTTTCTCAAACTTATACTTAAATACAATTTTCAGTTTCATTTTTCATCTTCTCCATCCATCTTTGCACCACAATCTTCGCAGTATTTTTTAGTAGGCTTATCCCAACTGCCCTCTGTAGTGATAACAAAGCCACATGCAGAGTAGCACCACTCGTCTCCGCCAAGATGTACCCACCTTCCATGCACCACCGGGGCAACATCAGCAACGAGCATATTAAGAATATCCCCTACATCAACAACTTGAACATAGCCTATGCGAGTGTCGGCATCCCATGTCTTTTGAAGTAATTTTTTTCTGTTAATGTATTCATCCATCATTCTACCTCTTGCGTCCAGTATTCTGTTTTACAACCGTAACAATTTGTATCATTGCACCCAGAACTTAAGTTATAACTTTTATCAACTCGTTTAGGACATATATTCACAACTCCATTGTATAATACATCAGCGGTTGGATAATGCTTCAGAAATTCTCTGCTCCGTGTTTTTATCGGATTTTCTTTTGAATATTTCTCTACTGCTTCTACAGCTTTATTTGGGTCACATGATTCAAATTGAAAATTGGCAATACATATTTCGTCTTCTTCTGTTAAAGCTGGACATCCTTCACAAAAAGCATGTTTTTGATTTTCTACTCCATATTGTGCACACATCTTTTTGAGATATTTAATAAATTCCAAAGCATCCATTCTATTTATTCTCCATTCTTTTAAGAATATCTGTTATTTCCTTTAATTCATCTAAAATATCAGAACTATGCACTAGAATATATGCTGAAACAATTATACTTATTACTAAAAGTATTGCTAATGTATAAAGAAAAACAATAATTGTTTCCATTTTGTTTATTCCTTCCTCATAAATGTAGTATAAACTACTTTTTTACGATTTTTGTCTAAATCACATTGCCATGATTTATTGCATTTCTTGCAATGAAGTTGATACATAATTTCTACTCTATCTGCTGGCAATGTGAAAATATCTGAGAGCTTACCAGTCTCATCTACTTCATATTCGAAATAATTACAAAAATGAGACCACATTACCAATTGCATTCCGCAAATTGGGCATTTATTGATTTCCATTCTGTTTACCTCTCAATATGCAATATTTATTTCTTTACCATTTATCGTTGAATAGATTATATTAGAAACGGTAAAGCTATCCATTAAAAAATGCTGCACAATCGACTCCATATGATTCTTTTACGCATTTTGTAAGATTATCGAGGCTTTTATCTATTTTATAATCATTAGCTTGATATTTATTATCTATTGCATTAACATATAGAAAAACCATATAACAACCAGATTCTTCATCATACCCACATTCGAGAAGATTTGTTCCAAGATTTTCCCACATTAAATCGTTGATTTCTTTTACTGTTTCAACATCTGGTTCAATGTTTGTTTCTACTTGTTCAACTTCATTTTGTTTATCTTCTATTTGATTGATAGCTCCAACATTAGGATTATTTGCATCATTATGTTCTTTTGTTATCGAACTAGCAATCATCAAAATAAGAACGATTATTACTGCGATTCCAAAAACTTTCAATATTCTGTTTTTCATTTCTGTTTGCTCCTTCTCTGTTTAGGTTTGAATTCTGTGCATTTTCTTTCTATTTCTATTCCCTTATCGGTCATAGCATACCATTTGATGGGACAATGATGTTTATATTTAGTTGAGAATTCATCTTTTATTAAGTTTCTGCATCTTTTACAGCAGATTGCTCCCATCTAAATCCAACTCCATTCGCTGTATTCATCATTGTTTTAATGACATCTTTTTTTATTGATTCTTCATCAAGAGTTTTTATGATAACTCTTTGACTTCCTGTTGATGCTTGACAGCTGAAAATATTATTTTCTTTCCATCTGTAAAACATACAACATAGATTTTTCTTATATATGATTTTGAGTATTTTAATGATGATTTCCATATTTATTGTATTTTTCTATTACAGCTATATCGTGTTCTGCTGATTTCTTTTTGTTTTCCATCCATGGAGGTGTATCTTCATCTCTTGCAGCTTTAAGTAATATCAGAAGTTTTTCTTTTATTTCATCTGCATGCTGTAAATTAAGCTTCTCATATGGAATTTCAAAACTGCATCGAGAGAAGTTTTTTGACGCCATTACAACAATCTTTTCATTTTGCTTTGTTCCATATATAGATAAATATATTCCATTCTTAAAGACGAATGCAAGAATCTTAAGAAATATCTTCATCTTTCTTTACCTCATCAGAGTATTTATATCGATATGGAATAGGATTCTTCATTTCAAAACCACATGACGGGCAAAAGTTCCATTTCATATCTGAGATGGCTTTACAGTTTGAACAATGAGGTAAATATACTTCTTGTTTTCCTCTATAGCTTGGTGAAATCCATTTAGCTTCCATAATTCCTCCACTTTACTACGACCGCCAGGATTAAGCAGGTTAAATTTTAATATGTACCTTGATAATTTATATTAGTTATATATTCTAATTCAACCTGGTTTATCCTAGCTGCTCTGATGTTATTTCAAGAGCAATATTCCGAATATAAATATACCTATGACTATGAATGCCAAAAGAACAGTAAAGAGTTCTTTTATAGATTCGATTTTATCATTTGTAGATGTAGTCTTTTTCAATGTCCTTTCTCCTCTCTTTATCCTCTCGGATTTTCTGTTTAAGATTTGAGCATCCATATGAACAAACATTTACTTTTTTGTTTTTCTCTGTTGGTATGGTATACTTCCATCCAGATCGAGGATAGAAGTATTTACCACACACAGGACATTCTCTCATCTTAAGCATATAATCACCTAATTATTCTTAAATTACTCTATAATGTCCTTTTTCTTTCATCTCTTCGACTTCAAGCAAACAAGTAAGTGTCTTCCAAGTGCATTCAGCAAAATACTTTTCGTCACTCTTCAAAATAGTGCGGTCCTCAAAATGTACAGCTTTCCAATTTTTGACGTCTTTAAGTTTCATCTTTAATTCCTCCTGTTTATTAGCTTTTCAGCTTCTGGTTTGTAGCTTATTTGTTACTACGTTATTATTATATCACATTATTTTGCATTTGTAAATAGGTTTTTGCAACTTTTTTTTGCATTTTTCTAAGATTTTTATTCATCTACCCATATTTCTTTAGCTTTAGAAGAAAGGGCAGCAATGAAACCATCGTCTTTGTCATCTTCCTGCTTAAATCCTTGAGCTTTTTTCTTCATCTCAAGTTCTTCCTTCATAAGCTTAAGTTTCTGCTCTTCAACTCGTTGTTTCCAGTCTTTGGGCATATAATCAACATATTTAATGAGATTGTCCAAAGCCTTCATCTTATCGTGAAGTTCAATTGAAATACCATCACGCCCAGATTTAATGCTTTTAACGAGCTGCCCATCCATTTCGTTTGCTGGTTTAAGAGAAATTGAATGAGGATAAATATTGACGAAATCTGTAATGTCAGAAAAAGCAATTCTTGCCCATTCATCAATAATATCTCCTGCAGCAATCATCTGACGGTTAATGATTCTAACCTTAAGCCATGCAATATAAATTCTGCATTGCTCATTGTTTTTCAAACCCATATAACCAGAAGCTGTACTATCAACATTATATCCAGCTTTTATTGCTGCAATTTTAGCATTTTGATTTGTGAGATAATACTCACAGAATCTCTGCTGTTTTTCATTAAGTCTACCAACAGCTTCTTTTCTTTTCATCTTAAGAAGCTCTTCTTCGGTATATGTAACCCACTTAGGTTTGTAACCAGCCATTTCTTTACACCTCATAATTTATTTTATTGCTGTTTGTGGGTTAAATAACCTATATTTTGTATCTGATTCATTATGCCAGTTTTGCCCACCAGCTCCGAAGAACTGATGAGCAATACTGAAACAACGAATTTAATTGTTAGAATCAATCCTCGTCGTCATCGTCCAGATCGAAATCATCATCGTCGTCATCATCATCAACGACTACGGGCTTCTTCTTCTTCTCTTCCTTCTTGGGAGCCTTCTTAGCAGGCTTCTCTTCCTTCTTAACCTTCTTCTCCTTCTTCTTCGGAGCCTCAGTCTCTACCTCGACCTCTTCCTCGTCATCAGAAGAATTCTTGAAAGCAGCTTCCAGCTTACGAATTGTAATGTACTCAGGAAGTGTAGCCATAACCTCAACTACAGCAGAATTACAACGAGCAAGCTTGTTAGAAATAACAGGGAAGCGACGACCAATATCAGCAATTGCCTCAATGTCAGTACCCTCAACGATTACCTTTGCTGCCTCTGCAGCGGTCCAATTCTTAGCCATTTTGTTTGTTCTCCTTTGTTTGTTTAATAATTTGTTTGAATTTTATTCGTTTTCATCTTGCTTCTGAATAGCTACCACATTGAAAGCTGTTTCTTCAGCAAGAAGGGAAACCATGTTTTGAATGACTGCATAATCCTTAGTTGAAGCGAACTTCATCTTCGTTTCTGCATTTTTGGTAAACTCAATTTTATCAATTGTGAATTCACCAAGATTTGTGGGCTTTTCTCCATCGGCAAAAATACCAAGCTTAAGAGGTTTACCGATCATTGCGAGAAATTTTACCGTGTTACTCATTTCATTTGAGGAAAACGTCATCTTCAAATCAAGAGTACCGTTTGCCTTGATTGAATGCCCAGCATAAAATCCTGTTGCTGAAACCTTTACTTTTGCCACTGTTTACTCCTTTCTTTGTAAAACTCTTCTCTTGAGTTTACATCTGATTGAATTTTTGTTTGTTTTGTTTTGATTTTCTTTGGCTTGACTTTTTCATGAAAGTCGCTGAATACACAAAGCTCTTTTTGATTTGTGAGAATATTTACAAAGTTCTGTATATCTTCAGAATTAAGCGTAAAATAGATTTTTCCGTCTTCAAGAAACTGAGTAATGAAAATAGGAACCTTATGTTCAACTGAAGCATGATACTCAAGTTTGTCAATATCAAGTCTATCAAGCCGATAAGAGTTAGCATCTGTACTTTTCAGCTGACACATAAAGTTTTCAGAAGTTCCATCCTCCTTCGCAATCCACGAAGAACCTGAACCTGAGACGGGTTTGAAACCAAGTGACTTGAGAAGTTCCTTTTCGTTTTTGAAGTAGAACTTACAAGTCCTCATGATTGACCTCATTACCGTCATAACCATATTTCGCCATGGCTTGACGAATCAGTTCAACAAATTGCTCATGGGGCATCCGAATGAAGTTCTCAACTCTGCAACAGGAAAGCATAATTTGCGCCTGAGTGGGTTTTGAGACCAAGTCCATATGTCTTAGTTCTTCATCTACAAAATCAACCAGAACCATTGTGTTGCTTCTCTCGTCACATTCAAACATTTTACTTCCTCCTCTGTTTGTATCTCTGGTCTTCCCTACGTGAACATTATATCACAAATATTTGGATTTGTAAATAGCTTTTTGAAAAGTTTTTTGAAAATATTTTTGAGGTCATCTTGAAGGGAAGAGGAGGGAGAGGAAGGGGGGTATAGGGGGATAGAGAGGGTAGAGTAGGGAAGCTTATAATATACACTATATATACATAAGCTATATATTAGCATAATACAGAGTAGATATAACAGAATATAGAGTAGAATAACCAACACACTATATTTATTAAGTTTATATTATTTGTATATACAGAATAAATATACAGATAACATTATTGTTATTCTTCTCTATGTAAATATATCTTTTCTACAGGTAAAAAACCATATAAAGATATATTAGCACTATCTGCAGCATCATCGTTATAACCGATAAACCTATTATTATATCCTGTTATTCTTATTTGTTCTTCAAAACCTAAATCTATTACATGTCTTACAGAAGCTATCTTTTGTGGATTGTCACATCCATCAAGAGGTTCACAACTCGGTTTACTACTTCCCAATACAGCTGATTTCCATGCTCTTGTGTCAACAGAATATGTTTTTACGCCTTTCCAATAAGCTGTATCTACGATAGCGGAAACCAATCCAGCTGTAGTTGTCATATAATTCTGAGAAAGAACAACTGTTTGAGTAAACATTCGAATTCGTTCAACTATAACAATAATCTTTTGTGGCTGATACTGTTTCAAACATTTATCTAAGCAGAAATTCAATTTATCACATACAGCTTTTCGTTTTTCTGTCTTAGATTTTAATCCTTTGAAATCAACTGAAGTGATAAATTTTATCTTTCCTCTTTGTGAAACTGTAATACCTGTTCGAGTATAAGATTGATCGATTCCTATAACGCAGAGTGGTGTACGCCATTCTTTTTTCCAGATATTTCTTTTATCAGCTCCCCGCTTTGCCACTTTTCAACTTCACCCTCCCCATACCAATTTCAAAGCATGCGTCTCTCATGCTGCACTCGATAGCTTTTTTCGTATCACAGTTTTTACATTTTCTTTCAGGAAGTGTACCGTCGTCGAGGAATTCTTTTTTACAAACCTGAATTTCTTTTAGTCTGTCAACAAATGGCCTAACTTTTTCTTTGTCAAACTTTACAGGAAAACATTTAATTTCTGATGTGTTTTTGTTATATGCGAGAACAAAACCATTTGGATTTTTCTGAAGCCACATATAAAACATAACTTGTTTTTCACCAGACGGATGACCTGTAGCTTTTTCCCAAGCAAAAGAATTCATTGATTTAACATCGCAAATCCAATCCTTATTTAATAGGTGAACATTTGCATCAATCGTGTAATTCAGGTCGTATTTATCAACATATCTCGTCACTTCTGAATCTATCATAACGCCAGTTTTACGAAATACATCATAAACTTCTTCGTGGATTGTGTTTCCATGATGAAAAATTTTACGTGTTTTAACAGGAAGTTCTTCTCCCTGATTCATTTTGAAAAACAGAGATAGAACTTGCTGCCTCAAGCAAAATTGCTCATCACTGGCAATAATAGCTGAAGCATGAAGCCCATATCTTTCTTCCCTTTGGCCTTCAGCCTCCATGTATAAATTATCAATTTTCTGTCTGAGCATTTCGCCTTGTATACTTTTACCAAAGTTTTGCCCTAAAGTCTTCTTAAAGTTTGTCACATTTTCACAACCTTTCTTTAGAGAAGCAAGGATGTATCCAGAAAGCATTTTAATATTAAAATGTTAAATTATATTAGATGATATAGAAAATGTCTCTGAGATATATCCTAGATGTTCTGATTTAATCCTGGTCATCATCTCTAGCTTTGCCTTTACGAGACCTGTTTGCCTTCATAATTTCTTGCCTGATGGGCTGAAGGTCACCAAAGGAAGTGAAGCCTCGATCGAACAAAAGAGGTATTTCACATTCAAGATAGGGATTAGATACTTTACTCTTTACAACTCTGCATTTCATTATCATTCCTATCTTTTCATTAGCAGCAGAATTAGCAGGATTCTTATTAGGAACTTCTACCCAAGCACGTCTTGCTACTTTAATTCTAATAGAAGAATAGAATCTAATAGCTCTACCACCAGGTGTAGTGTCTTTATCACCGAAAGCCATAACAGCCCCAATGTTATCTCGTACCTGATTGATAAGAATAAGTGTTGTTCCTGTCATTTCACATGTTCTAACGATAGTAGGAAGCATTTTAGCAAATAATGCAGCTACACCACCAAGTCGTAATTGATTTTGTGCATCTTTCTCAAGCTTTTCAATATCTTCTCTCGGCTGAGTAGCGGGAACAGAATCAAGAATAATAAGCGGTATTCCAGCTTTAGCAAACTTAAGAATCTGATTCAATGCTTGTTCGCCATAATCAGGCTGATATACCAAGAAGTTCTCTTTAGTGTTCCCCATTTGTAAAGCACGTTCAGTATCAAATGTACCTTCAGTAGGAATATAAAGAGCTTTTTCTACGAGGTGAGCCAACCACAAAGCAAGCGTAGTTTTACCAGCAGATTCAGCACCAAAGATTTCTATGATTCTACCTTGAGGAATTCCTCCACCGATAGCATTATCAAGGTCTTCAATTCCTGTACTCCAACGAGGTATCATTCTTGAAGAGTTCTTAGAACCGAGTTTGTAAACAGAACCTTTGCCTTCTTTTTTCTCAAGGTCTGCACACAATTCGTTAATAGCTTTAAGGTCCATTATAAGCTCCTTCCATACAATGAAACATTATATTTCTCTACTCTAGAAAGCCAACGTTTCTGATTGAAATCCAAAGCACCTTCTTTTTCCAAAGCAGCTACTGTCTTTATATTAGCTATCTTTGTAACTTCACATCTATCACAGAAATCTTTGTAATTCTTAAACTTACCATTCTTCTCACGTTCTTCTACGATTTTAGCAGCAGCTTTTTCGCCGATGCCTTTGATAGTAGAAAGTCCTTTTTGAATGACTAAATCTCCATCATATTCTACAAGACCATATTCAATTGGACCATTTACATGAGGAAGAAGAATAATACAGCCATCTTGAACAGCACCGATTTCCTGTTTGATAGTTTTTTCTGCGTTGTTCTCCCATTTAAGAGTTGAGTACCAGAACTGCAATGGATAATGAACCTTGAAATACATTAGTTCTGCAGAAAGCATTGCATAAGCCACACCATGTCCTCTGTTAAAAGAATACTGAATAAGTGAATTGAACAATGTTTCCATTTCAGATTTACTCAATCCATATTCTTTAGCACCTTTATAGAATTTCTCTTGCCATTCTTTAAGGTTTTCCTGAGGAATATGCAGATAGTCTGCTTTAACAATCTTATCTGTAGTATCAGGGTCCAGTTGACCAATTTCTTTACATATTGGCATGCCTTGTTCCTGATAGATAAGTGTACCATAAGTCTGCTTAGTGTACTTATACCAGGGAGAAGAAGTGTCAGGAGAGATTTTAGCATCTCTATATTTCTCATGCATCTTAAGGGACAAAGGACCAGGTCTGTTTACTGAAGTGGCAACTACAATATCTTCAAAGCTATCGATTCCAATTTCTTTAGCAATATCATTTGCAGTAGGAGATTCAAACTGAAATACACTAGCATTACCTTTTTCAAAGCCTTTTAGCATAGCTTTATCTTTGAAAATATCATAACTGAAATGTACTCCGCACATATCTTCGAGTTCTTTTACTTTATCTGTAGTAGAAAGGCCAAGAACATCAAGCTTAAGAAGTTTAATTGTCTCCATATCATGAAGGTCAAATGATGTTCTGTAGTTTCCTCCTATTCTACAAAGGCCAGCTTTAGAAACGATGTCGCCATCGCAAAGAATAACAGAAGAAGCATGAGTACCAAAGAAACGAACTTTACCATAAAGCTTTATAAAGTGAATAATAATATCATCATATAGCGAATTGTATTCATCAAATCTCTTGTCATTATAAATAGCGTCATCTACTGTCGATTCATTATCGTCGCAATACTTTTCAAGGAACTTTTTAATTGCTCCCATTTCAGCTTTATCTTTATAATCAGCTCCACAAACTTTAGCGAGGTCAAGTATAAGATTCTTTATATTGTAGCAACCATATGTTATTGTTTGAGCGCCAGAACCAGGATATTGATCGATGATATGCTGAATAACTTTATCTCTATTCTTTTGGGAAAAGTCCATATCAATATCAGGGAATTTCTTTTTGTCTTTTCTTAAGAATCTGTCAAAGTTATTACCGAAATAAATAGGGTCAACTTTAGTAATACCAAGAGCGTAGTTTACCAAAGAGTTACCAGCAGAACCTCGTCCAGGTCCTACAGCAATATCATGAGAACGAGCCCAGTTTACATATTCCTGAACAATCATGAAATAATCCTGAAAGCCATGATGTTTGATTACTGAAAATTCATGCTTAAGACGTTTCATATATTCATCAGAAGTTTTACCTTCCTCTTTAAGTGTCTTCAAACATTTCTTTTTCATTAACCTGAATGTTTCTTCAGGGTCATTTGTAAATTCTGGCATTTCAGTTTCAAATTCAAACCATTCTCTTGAATCACCAACACGTTTTAAGAAAGTATCATATCCTTTTGCGATGAAGTCAAAATCATCTTTATGATACTTCTTAATTCTCTTATACATGCATTTTTCAGAAGGCATAAATCTCTCTGAATAGCCATCTCCCAAAGTAGAACCTTTGATTGCATGCATCTTAAGATAAGTTGGGAAATCTTCCTTTTTAATGAAGTGCGAATCTGAAGTAGCAATAACAGGAATATTAAATTCTTTAGCCTTTCTGATAAGTTCATTATTGATGATTATTTGAGAATTCTCAAGTCCTTCAACTTCATTTTCGCCTTGAAGCTCAATAGGCTGAATTTCAATAAAGAAGTTTTTACCAAAAATACTAACGAATTTCTTAATAGCTTTATCTGCTTTTTCTTCATTTTGTTTCACCAAAAGTTGTGGTATATAACCACCGATACAAGCTGAAGAACATACAATTCCTTCAGAATGTTCCTTGAGGTCAGCGAAAGTAAGTTTTGGCTTATAATAATAGTGCTCATCATCATTAGCAATAGAAGTGAGCCTATTAAGATTTTTCCAACCCTCAAAACTATTAGCAAACAAACACAAATGATAACTGGGTTTGCCGTGATTGATTTTAGGCTGAAAGTAAAATTCGCATCCAAGAATAGGAATTATATTTTGCTCTGAGCATGCATTAAAATGTTTAATCAAAGCTGAAATATTTCCATGGTCAGTATTGCCAAGTGCAGGATAACCTAATTCTTTAGCATACTTTGCAGCATCTTTTACTTTTGCCATACCATCAAACAATGAAAATTCAGAGTGATGATGTATATCGTAAAAGCTCATTTATTTCTCCTTATTCACTGAATTTCTTTTTATAATGATTATAATACTGAGTGAACTTATTAGTAGCACCAGGATTAGTACCATTAAGTTCTGAGCGTTTTACATTATAAATAAAATCCTTTTCATTATATTCGATTACATCTGCATTTTCTTCGGGCTTATAAAGGTTGGTGCACTTACCAGTACGAGAAGTAGCAACCCAATGACGAGGAACTTCATCAATATCGATCAAGCCTTTGAAAATGGGCATTGCTGTGATAAGTTCATCATACATCTTATAAGCAAGAACGTTATCTGTTTCTGGCTGAATCTGCCTATCAAATCTCTGATGCAAGAACGATACCAGATTCTTAAAGTCAATGCTCATATAATAGAAAGTTTCCAAACAACGAGGGAGGATATAGCGAGCATCCATGATAGAAATCTGTCTGCTATCAATAATGTCACAATAAAGCTGTTTAGTTTCTTCCACAAGCTTCTTATATCGTTCATACAATTCAGGAGAATTCTGAATAGCATTAGGGACCAAAGCAGCTTTATGAGTCCACCACTTATCAGCGGAGCAGTCAGCAGAGAACGAAGCCGTACGAGTTCTAAGAATATGAGTTACTTCCTGAAGGGAAATGCCTTCAATAAGGAATGTAAACTGCATAGTTTCCAAAGCTGTAGGAAGAGCTTTACCAGCAATGCAGTCTTTAAGATACTGAATCTTCTTATCTTTGCTCATATTAGCTGATTCAGCAGGAGTATCAACCCACGTAGCATCAAGGAACATACTCATATAGTTAATCACATTTTCCTGGTCAGGATGGTCAAGCAGTGTTACCTTGATAGAATCCAAATTGTTCTTAAATACTGTAGTAGGCTTTTCATCAAACCTAACATTCATAGGGAAACCACATTGTCTAAGATTGTTATTTACTGGCATTGTTTATTCCTCCTTTAATCTCTAAGAAAATCTATTACTCGTTCAATTCCATATACTTCAAGCTCTGTAAGCTTTCTGAAGCAATCATCAACTCTATCCCATGCACCTTCAAGTATCTTTTCAAACTTCTTATTACCGAGGGAAACCTCAAGCTGCGCATATTGAATAACTGAAAGGATGTCTGCCAATGTAACTACCTCATCACATACCTGACGGTCATGTAAAACAAGGCTATCATAAAGCTGCACCAGAGAAGCAAAATGATAGGCGTTGTACTTCGACTCATAATTGGTATAGAATTTCAAGATTGATGGTTCAATCATTTTGACGTTATGTGGAACGTCCGAAATCACAACCTCGTGTATATCATGAATGATAGCTTTCTCGATAATAACTCTTCTCATATTAGCTGATACTGCAAGTTCATCACAAAGCATCATAGCAAATACAGAAACATAAAAAGAATGTTCAGCTACGTTTTCATCATGAAAGTGCATTTCATTGTTAAATCGCTTCATAAAGCTCATTCTTTGAAGAATGTCTCTATCTTTTTTAACCAAGTATTCTCCTCTCATTGTACATTCAATCCTTTCTCATTTTTATTGAAGAATATACCAGAATGTGCTGCTTCTACCAAATTATTATAATTAGTAAAAATACCAATTCCAGATTTACCAAGCATTACATTAAACGGATTGTCTCCAAGTGTTTCTGCGTAGTAAACAATTTCTTTTCCGATACCATAAGCGTAACCTGCTTCCCAGATTGCGCCAATGTCTTTTTCGTCTGTAATTGCCAAGATTCTATGAGATTTCTGAATAGCTTCACAATTCTCTTTGAATATTTTTGTTCTTACTTCATCTGTTGCGTCAGGTGTAAGAACTCCGTTTTCTCTGGGAGAGTAAACTGTATAACCTTCGTTTCTAAGAGCATTTTTTACTGCTTCTTCCCTTTGAATTTGGCTATCTTTGAAAAAGGGAGAAGCGAGGTAGAAATCGTATTCGCAATAGTTAATCTGCTCGAAAATATAATTAACATATTCGGATACACCCCATTCAACAAATTCATATTCGAATTTATTCTTAATCTCGGATTTATCGAAATAATATTCGAACTCATTAGAAAGATTCTTTACCTGTTCAGGAGTATATTTTAGAAGCATTCTCTTTTTATATTCTTCAAAGTCATTGTCTTTACAATAAATAAGAACTGAATTGAGTTTACTGATTGCATTATCGATATAATCAATATTACGTGCAGTTCCCGCTGACTTTCTAAAAACATTTCCATACGAATACTCAGAAAGGTGTAGCCTATCAACAACAACATTTACACCATTTTCAGAAAGATTTTGAAGGAAAGTGAGTGTTGTATCAAGTCTGCCTTCAAGAGAAGTAACATCATGATAGTTGATACGATTGAAATCCTTGAAATAAACGAATCCACGTTTTTCAAATTCTTTGCAAAGAGTTGTCTTACCAGTCCTTTCGAGTCCTTCTACTACAACGATTAGTCCTTTCATAATTGCCTCCTTGAAAATAATTACGAGCAATATATTATACTACTTTGAATTTAATCAAATATAATACAATATATTGCTCCTTTCTGTTTATTTATCTACATTCACATTATACCACATATGAAAACAAAAGTAAATAGCTTTTTGTAAATTTATCTAATTTCTTTGTTTTTAAGCCTTTCACTAAGAATCTGCTGCTTCCTGTCGATTTCATAAATAATATCATCAGCGTCCATACCAGCAGCCAAAGTGAAGTTAATAAGAAAAATCCATACGTCTGCAATTTCTTCCAAGAACTCAGAAGTATCGTATCCAGTTTTTTCTCTCCACTTCTTCCAGTTCTTATTGATTGCTAAAGCTTCACCAAGTTCTGTATAAATACCGAGAGCATACTCAGCAAGCATTTCATCATTGCAGTCAGGTAAATTTACATTATTCAAAATCTTTTGAAGTTTGACCTGATAATCAAACAAATCATTTAGAGTAACCATAAAAATCCTCCTTTGTTTATAGAAGCTCCTGGACATGATATTTCTACCACATCCAAGAGTTTTCTGTTTTACTTAATCTTCATCGTCCTCATCTTCATCATCGTCGTCGTCATTCATGACAGAATTATAAGCTTCTACAATATCATCTTTTTCATAATCAGTGATGATAGTCATAAACAGCTCATCTTCATCTTCAATGCCTTTGAGCTCCTTCTTTGTCATACCAAGCTCAATAGCAATAGCTTTCAGCTCGTCTTCATCACAAGCTTCAAGGTCCTTCTGCCACTTCTTATCGTCTTTCTTCTCCTTCTTAGCTTTCTTGGGTGCTTCCTTCTTAGACTTAGATTTAGATTTCTTAGGAGCTTCATCTTCGTCATCGTCATCATCATTGTTCTTAGCTGCTTCACCAGGCATCGGAAATGCTTTAAGAAGAATCTTTTCAATCTGCTTCTGATTTAGAGGTTTAACATTTTTCTGAGAGAACTTCATCTTCTCACCGGGAAGAACTGTCATAGAACTACCCATACCAGAACCTTGCTTCTTGATAGTATAATCACGGTCCATAATAGTACCGTACTCTTCATAGTACTCAATCAGCGAAGGAATGGGAGAAATACCGTTAGCTTTCATGAACATGATTCTAACCGACTGAGATTCATAGTCCCAAACAGAAAGGGCGAAATAAGTCTGAAGCTTCAAATCCTCAATGGAATTATCTTCGCACAAAGGACATTCATCTCCCAGGCTAGCTTTACAAATAGAAGCAAAGCCTTCGTTCCAAGAACTATGTACGTCATACTCATAAGCTGTATCAAGCTCCTGAAGGAATCTAAACTTCTGCTTACTGTCTTTACCAAAATAAACGATTTCCTTTTTGTTAGAACCAGATTCCTTGATTTTGTTTTTCATAGTGTCGAGAACAGACATGTTAATAACCTCCAAAATTATCTATTTGTTTTCTGATTGTGGGCAATGTTTTTGCTGTAATATCTCCAAAATCTTTACATCCATTAGGGTACTGAAGCCGTTTGACCTTAAAATCTAAAGTCTGTAAATATTCATATCCACGATTTCCAGCGTCATCATTATCTAAAGCGCAGATTATCTTTTTTATTCCTTTTTTCTTTAACTTCTCCATTTGTGGAATAGCTAATTTCCAACCAAGAATAGCAACAACAGATTGAAAACCACATTGCTTAGCTTTAAGCATATCCATAAAGCCTTCAACCATTATTACCGTTTTACCAAAATAATCTCCTGCTAAAGTATCTCTTCTCTTAAATCCTTTGTTATATAAATATTTACGTTTAGCTTCTATTTCTTTGTTAGTAGTACGACATACATAACCTCTAAATATACCATTATCTTTTATAGGAAAAATAATAGGATAATTAGAATCATAAGTTAATTTACAACCAACTTCATTTAGAGTTTTATACTTAAAACCTCTATCATGTAAATATAACTTATACTGTATATCTGTTTTATCAGTAACTAAATACCAATTAGTAATAGGTAAACCAAAATAATAGTCTCTGCTGTTTAATATATTATTGGTTTTATCTTCAGTATATATATTATTATTATATATATTATTATATATATATACC